TTGTTGCAATCGTGATTTCATTGATGATTCCGTTGTAATCTCTTGCAACAATTTCCTTGCTTGCTACCCTAAAATTGACATTATTAATATTTTCAAATTCAACAACCAACTTGTCTACATTTTCGCCAATTGCGGAATTTGTCCATCTTCTGAGATGACTGATGTTATTCAGTACAAACTCGCCTTCGTTACTCTCAACCAAATTTAAGATTTCTTTTTTCATAGTGTTTTCTCCTTTTTTGTCTGCGGATGTTGACTTGTGTTTTGGTTTGTTGATAATATACAACACAAATTTCGTGTTGTTAATACTTTTTGAAAAAAAACTTAATTTTTTTCGGGTGGGATGAGGCTGATAGGCTCAACCTCTCAAAAGCCGTTTAGTTAAATCAAATATTTTTTTTAGTACAGTCACTTATAAATGAATAAGATTTTTTCAAAATTTCATCACATACATTTGTAAAATCATTTAAACTTAAATCACTATGCTCAATTATATCAATCGCTATTTCCACAATATCGTCACTTGTAATATCATCTTTTTTCGTCATATTAAGCATATTGCTATATTCATCATTATCGCCGTTTGTGTACCATTCCTTTTCAACGCATAAACTTCTCAATGCACACATCGTCAACTTTCTACAAATTTTATAGTTGCTTGTCATTTTCATTTTAATTCCACCTTTAAATTTTTTTTTGAGATTTGTTCATCTCTTTTTCTTTAAATATAATATAACACATTTAATGGTAAAAATCAAGTTACAATTTTGTAACTTTTAATACTTATAATTTATATATACCATTGCACAAAAATATCAAATACACCTCACACAACCCGTACGCACACCACACCAGTATCAACACCTCGAAAATTTATTGTATAATCTATATTTTAAATGTGTAGATGTTTGAACTTTTCTATTATATAATAAATAAAAGTGAGCAAAAAATAATTTCTACTCACTTTATATCTATTTATCACTACTTGTAATTAAATTAAAATTATGTTTTCTTGCCCATTTTCGGGGCGATTCACTATTTCGCCACTTTGGAGCTGATTTTACAATCTGTCCTATATCTGCATACTTTAAGACATAATATACTTTATTATTCTGTACAACAGATGACATTGTTAAATCAATAGTTTCATCAGGTTTTAACTTCTTTTTAGTTTCCTGTGATGTAGCTCTTTTAATAGCTTTAGTGTATTTACCGCCCCGATTTACTTTTACTGCCCTATTTCATTATTCTCCTGCTGTGCTACTGTACGGTTTGTAGATTATTTTACAATCAGATATTAAATTTAATTGTGTAGATAAGTCTTTTCCATACATTAATATATAAAGCGGATTTAAAGTCTGCACAATTTTTTCATATTGACTGTATAAAAGTCTATAATTTGCCCACCTGCCCTCTCCCATTGTGGAAATAGCTATCGGGCAACCTTTCTCTACTCCTGTTAAAAATAAATCTACATCAGCTTGATTTCCTATTGTTATTGTTGGAATTACTTTAATTCCATTTTCCTGCCAATACCTCCCACACCAACGATTTCTATATAAATTAAATATTTGTATAGCTTTTGGTGTATCTGCATAAGGTGAAAAATCAGGGGATAGGATATATTTATAATTTTTTAAAATCTCTAAATATCTTGTAGGAAAATTCCATACTCTTTCAAATTGATAATCGTGTAAGAAAAAGTGTAATCCTTTAGTTTTAGTTTCTTTTGCTGTCTTTGCAAAGTTGAACCCTATCAATTTACTATTATCAATTTCAGAAATACTAATATTTTGATTTTTAATTATAGGTATGCCCATATCATTATCACTTTCAAACTGACCATAGGATAAGTTAAGAATATTTTGCTCTCTTGTCCTTGTAGCCTGTTTAAAATAATAATTATCCCTGCTCTTCATCTTCTATATCTTCCTCTGAAAAATAAGGTATTGTAGCTCTTATACCATTCCATTTCTCATTATCCTGCGGTAACGGATTTCCTATTAGTGTGTACCACATATCTCTCATAAATAAACATATTTGTATTTGACTGCAAGATGAGAATAATTCAACAGATTTATTTTTCTGCTTTTCTATATCCCATACTTGCTGTTTAATATGATATTTCTGAATTACTCGGTCTTGGTCATCTGAATAAAATTGTGAAGAACAAAATAATACTTTTTGACCTCTGCTGTTAATTGCTTTCTGCAATTTTTTGATTGTGGCAATAGTACCGTTTGTTTTAGACATAGAAAATCACTACTTTCGTTTACCTTTTCTTGCAGGCTTTCTTCTTTTACCTCTTCGGGATATTGTTTTAGTTTTAGTTACCGTCTGACGAGCCGACATTATTATCACCTCCAACATAATTATTGTTACCGTTATCATCAGCATCTTGTGTTACGGTTTCCGTAACAGTTTCTTCAACGGGTAAAGATAAATAAATTATAAATCCACCAATTGTAGCGAACCACAAAGATAACACAACGATAAAAGCAATAAACCACCGTTTACTTGTTGACTTTAGTTCTCTGATTAACTCAGTTGCAAGACTTGTGTTTTCTTTCTCCATTGTTACTCCTTTCAGTATTGAATAAAGGGTTAATTATTTTAGTGTGTGCCTTTTTAAAACACACAACACCATATCCTCTTTTGCGGTTTTCTGTATTTTTCAACTTTCTACCGCACCTCAGACAAAAATCATACTCCTTATTCATAACACTTATCACCTACTTTATTATACTATAATTTTAATAAAATTACAACTATTATTTTTAAAAAATTTGTGCTAATACATATTCAACTGCGATAGGCTCATCTATCTGACCGCTTTTAATACCACTTTCTACTTTCTGCACAGTACGCAGAATATGAATTAACTGCTTATCTGTATAATATCCTGTTTTATCTTTAGCACATTTAATCTGCCAACCTGTTAAGCCTGTAGATTTTGAAACATTGGAACTTTCACAAGTCTGTATCTGTAAAACTGCTTTAGCATTATTATATAATACGGATAATAAAGCAAATGTATTTTCGCCTATAGCATATGATTCGGCTAATAGAGAATAAGCTAATTTTACTTTATGTTTCAATACTGCATCAACAAAATCAAATATAGCGTCTTTAGGCGGAATATAAATTGTGCCGTCCTGTAATAATGTAAGTAAACAAGTATCAGGATTGACTACGCCTGTAGCATAAAAATTATTAAGTTTATCAATCTCTAATAATATTCTGCTGTAATCGCTTTCGCAGATACTTATTAACTTTTTACAGTAACTTTCACTTAGTCCAATTTCACGCTGAATATATTTAATCAGCATACTTTCTTTTAAAGGCTCAAATTCAATAATATCTGATTTAAAATGCTTATAAAACTTTGACCTTTTATCTACATTAGTTAAAATCAATATAATAATATTATTACCTTGAACATTTTGTACAGCTAATTTATCCCACAAACTTTCGTTTTTAATTATATCTTCCTCATCTCTAAATACATAACAAAAATATTTAGCAACAAAAGACTTTTGATTAAAAAATTTATATACTGTACTTAAACTTTCACCCCTATTTACAGTTAAATTTTTAATACTGGCTAATTTATTTATATAAATATCCATAACTCCTACTTCATCGCCTGTGAATATGTAAAAGTTTTTAATTTTCTTAGATTTTATAGCAGACTTTAACTCACTTACTGTCATTTAGTTTACCTCCGCTGTTAAATCTATTATCCACATATCAAATAATGCAGATTTATTTATACCTGAAATTCTCAATGATGAAATATATTTATTTGTAATCATAACCCATTTATATTTCTTTAACTCTAAACACATCTGCATAAAGGCTTTCCAAAATATATTTAGATTATATTTAGTTTCATCATTTTCTTTTAAATCAATTTTATCTGCAATCTTAAGGGCATTAGCTAAACTCACTTCTGCAACATTATCAATTACAGTATTTACATAGTCCTTAAAATCCGCTACACCGTATTTCAATAACAGTTTAATATCATACGGATTATTACAGGTACGCAGAATAAAATCCTTATCAGCATTAGAAATATTAGAATCTATCTGATTTGCATATTCTGATAATTCTTCATATGTATAAGTCTGTAATCTATATACTGTTCCTCTGCTTGTAATTGTGGGTAAAGTATTTACAACATCATTAAGTGTCATAATAAAATACGCATTATTAGGCGGTTCTTCTGTCACTTTAAGCAACGCATTTTTAGCGTTTACTGACATATTATCGGCATCAGGAATTATATATACAACAGTATTAGAAATTTTATAAGCCTCGGTAATAATATCTCTAATACTACCTACTTTAATATCAGTTTCAATAACCGCTTTAGATATTTTATGAGCTATCAACCTTGCAAGTATATTTTTACCACTTCCACGCTCTCCTACAATAATAGAAAAGCGTGAAAATGTATTAGCTTCAATCTGTTTTGACATAATATCAATCAAATTTTTCTGACCAATCATATTATTCTACCTCTGACAATAAAACTGCTTCAACAAGTGTTTTAGGATTTGTTTCCCACTTAATATCTGCATTAAGTTTAACTAAAATTTTGAGCATTTTACTATACCCCTCAAAATCATAGTCTGTAAATTCAGATAAAATAGATTTATTTTCCTCTGTTTCGGGAAGATTGATAAATTCAAAACTTTTTGTAAATTTATATTTAGAAATATCTAAACAAAAAGACAACAACTGTTTTATAAACTGCTTTAAGTCCGCACCTGAATTATAAACTTTTTCAATACGGTTAATAAGTTTTTCTGTATCGGCGTAAACAAAAGAATCACATACTGCAAACATTGTTTCATAATCGGCTACACCGAGAGCTTTAACAACATTATCAACAGATACAGACTCAGCATATGATACACATTTATCCAGCATTGTAATAGAATCACGCATACCGCCATCTGCTAATTTAGCAATATATTCAAGTGCTTCAATTTCATAGTCAATCCCCTCACTTTTACAAATATATTCCAATCTATCTACAATACTTGCATATGAAATTTTTGTAAAATCATACCTTTGTACTCTACTTAAAATTGTTTTAGGTATTTTCTGAGGGTCAGTTGTGCAAAAAATAAAAATAGATTTTGCAGGAGGTTCTTCAATAAGTTTCAACATTGCCTGCCAACCTGTAGAAGAAATAGAATGGCATTCATCAATAATAAATACTTTATACTCACTATCAAGACTTTTTGATTTTGCTTGCTGAATAATATTTCTGACATCTTCAACACTATTGTTTGAAGCGGCATCCATTTCAATCGGGTTACCTTGATGATTGTTAATTTCATTTGCAAAAATTCTTGCACAGGTAGTTTTACCGCATCCTGCTGAGCCTGCAAACAAATAAGCGTGTTTAAATGTATTTGTTTCAATCTGATTTTTAAGTATTGTAATTGTAGAGACCTGTTCTACAACATCATCAAATGTTGTAGGTCTATAAGTTAATGCTAATGCTTTCATTTAGATTTATCCTTTCTGTTATCAGAGTTTTCATTTACAAGACTCTCTATAGAACCTTGTAATCGTACAATTTTAGTAGGAGAAGCTATAAATTTATTACCTTTATGACAATTTATACATTCATATTGATATTTACTATTTACACAATACGGACACATACCACTTTTCATATATTTATACCTCATTTAACGCTTTTACTAACACTTTGAAAAGAGGTTCATCAATAATGTAATGCTGTTCTCCGTCACCAAAATCAATAACAAGAGCATTATGTTCTTTGTGCATTGCAAATGCTTCTTCTTTATTTTTATCGAACCAATCCCTTTTAATTGTAAAAGAATTACTAAGATTAGTTTTGGTTTTACATTCAAGCAACCAATCCTGTAAAACTACATCCCCCTTGCTGAACTTAGTGGCACCGCTGTTAGAGGTCTGTTTACCTTTTAATGTTTTAGCTACCTTTTTCTCTTGTTTATTACTATAGTACCTTGTGGGTTTCATTTTTACCTCCTACTCAATTGTTTCTAACATTTTAAGTGTATCAAGGATTTCTACTTCATCGTTTGTAAAGGCTACATTATCTATATCCCAATCTAACACAGAAGTGTCAACACCATCGTTTTCCAACTGGTAGCTAAACAATTGTTTGTCAGAATGCATACCCCGTATACCACAATCATCTTCATACTTATGCATTGTAAAGTCATATACTTTTCCCTTAAAAGTAAGCTCATATTTGATTGTTTCATTTTCATAAGTTATCGCAAATTTTGCCATTATTTAATCCTCCTTAAACAAAGTCCATATTCCATGCTTTATTTTGGACTATATGTTCCCAATCAACTCATTTTTCAATATACGGTGCTTTATTCTTTTTGTCAGCCAGGAACATCTTTTCTTTAATAATATAATACAACACATTTATTAAAAAGTCAATAACTCTAAAACAATTTCTTAGATTTATTTTTTGATTTTTTATTGACTTTAGTGGATTCAGATTTTGAAACATCGGGCAATACTCTACCTGTTAATTGATATGCTTTAGTTATTACCCATTCATTCTGCAAAGGCAGAAATGCTCCTGTACTGCCGTCCCAGTCTTTAAATGCGTCTGACCACTCAACTGTTTTAGCTATCTCATGATATTTATTTTGCAAATCGGCTAATTCTACTGCCCATTTACTCCATGTACTATCTGATATTATATTATCATTTAATTCATAATAAATATAAGAATGCACTAACATTTGTAATCGCCTTTGCAAAATCAATTCAGCTATTTTTAATTTTTCACCTTGATATATTTCATACAGTTTCATTGTTTTCTCTCTTGACATACCATTCATCGTAAAAGAAATCCATATCATCAAAAGCCCACATACGAATATTTTTAATTACTCGTAAATCGTCTATGAGTGGAATATGTTCAGATGATAATATCGTATCTACTAAATAATCAAATAGAATTTTAACCAATAATCTATGCTCAGGTTTAGTCATTTCCAAATCATCTAAATCAAAAGCATTAGCTACAACTTCGCCACGTATAATAAATGAACTTGTTTTATAATACCACTTTATAAAATCACCGATTTCACTGTTAGTGATACTTTTCTTGAAACAATCAACACACATACCATTAAAAAGTCTACCATAATCAAAATCTTCAAGTGCTTCTGTTTTTCCGCAGTCATCACAAGTACCGATTTCATAAATATCAGTTTCGCCACAATGAGGACATACTCCATTTTCAGTTTTAAAATACTTAAAAATTTTTTTACATTTACTACATTTATACATTATATCTACCTCAATCTGTAACACAAAAAAACTGCGGGACTATTGCACTTAAATGATGTTGTTTTGGGAGATTCAATAAGTTCTGTTTCAATATCCTTTCTACTTACTAACTCTTCTACAAGTTCACAAGTAGAAAAAACCTCTAATAAATTATCTGTATCTACAGTATTACTACAGATTTTTTCTACCCACTTAAAAACATCATAATCATCTGTTTCAAACTGTATCTTATATTTTTTATTCTTATTATCAATCTGTGTATTATATGAAACCATTATTTAATCCTCCTTAAAACTGGTAAACTTATATATTTTACAAAATCTACCTTTAGTTCTTTTTGTTGATTGCTCTTTAACATCACAAATACCCCTATAAGCATTTGTCCATTCAGGAACAAAATATTTACAAGTAGCACAACGAGGGTGCTTTTTTCTGTATTCATTAGGTTTCATTACTGTCTACCTCACTTTCAAGCCAATGTTTTATGCAGTCAATTGACATCTGTTTGATTTTTTCAAAATTTGTCATTCTGTCTGTTCTCCTTTATCAAACAACATCTTTTATATTTCTTTCCGCTTCCACAAGGACAAGGTGCGTTCCTATGACTATTTTTAGGTGGGTGATATATAACGGTAGCGAGAAAAGATATATTACAATCTTGTGTATAATACTCACATATGTCAGCAGGTTCTTTAGTTATATGGGCTTTCATTCTTGATCACTCCTCATTTGAATTTTCATCATATGATTCTTCCTCATATTCTTGTTTTGTACAGTTTACAGCGTGATATCCACTAAATCCAAGTATATCACAAAGGTTTTCAGGCCTTATACATCCAGAACTTTCTACATAGCCCTCTATTTCATTTGTTTCGTTATTGATTAGTTTATAATAATATTTCATCCTATATCACTCCTATTCATTTCTATTAGGCATAGGACAACCTAATTCAGGATTGTCATAAACATTACCGATAACTTCAACTGTGCATTCATATTCATTCCAGACCCTCTCAGCAAATCCAATAGCACAAGCGTTAGAACCTTGTTCAGTTACACCTACGCACAATGTATTAAAATCATTATAAATTACAGTTAAATAATTATAATTATAGTTCAAATCAGAACTAATTTTAAGAATATCTCCTTCAAACATTTCTGTATCATTTATATCAACCATATCAGTACAGCTTCCTAAAGTATCCAAATCAATAAATTTAGGTATAATACTTCCAGATTCTGTTCTGGTAAGTATGCAAGGATGTAATCCACAACATTTAGGATATAAAGTATAATAACCATATACCCACTCACCTGTATTTTCTTCTTTACCTCTACATAACTGCCTCATTTAATTTCAGCACCTTTCTTTAAATTAATTATAGTATAACATATTGATATTACTTTGTCAACTATTTTACCTAAAATTAGAAAAATATTTTTTTCATATTTACGCATTATCCATTTTCGCACCACAACTCGGACAAAAATCAAAAGCTCTGTTCCAAGTTGAACCACATCCTGTACAACAGTAAAAATCGTCACCAAATTTACTGATTTTCCATTGAGCGTGTGCAGTATTATCAATCTTTTCAATCTTAATCTTTATACGGCTAATTGCTTTAATATCAGATAACTTAAAATCACGATTATCTACTCTATCTTCGCCATAAGTACAAAAATAACGAAATTTTGTTTTATTTCCATTGTGTATAATATAACGGTGTAAAATGCCCTCAATTACACTACCATCAAAAAGGATAACTTCAACATATTTTTCTAAATAATTTTTAAGTTTGGCTCTTTTCATAATCTTCACACCATCCATTCATCTTAGCCCCGCAACAAGGGCAATATGCAGTATTAAGGTTAATGTAAGGTTTATCGCCATCAAAATTCATTTCAAGCTCCATCTCACAATTTGAACAACGTGCCTCATAACAATTATAAGTTTCATCGAAACCATACACGACCCATTGACCGCATTTTATTTTCTGAACATCTTCTGCTATCTGATTATCAAGGTCTTGTAGTGTAACAATTGCATATATATTTTCATTTCGTTCTTCTTTGGTGTTCTCGAAGCCTAAATATTCGATAAATTTATCTACATCAATATATCTTTTCATAATCTTCACCGTCCTCGATACGCTTATTCCATTTTTCAGCGTACTGTCCAATATAACCTGTTTCTTCATCAGCATCTCCTGCAGGGATAGTAAATGGCATACAGATTTCATCAAGTACGCAATCTTGTTCCGTATCTGCGTGTAAGTAATATTGGTGGACAACCGTTTGGCCGTATTTATTTACAAAAGAATCTCTATGAAATTTCATTTCCCCACCACAAAACAGGCAGGGTTTGATTTTTAGTTCAGCCATTACTTTTCACCGCCTTTAATAATCTCATTCCAACATTTAATGCAGTCGCCTTCTATACAATTCCTTTCCTCTATAGCTGGCAAACCTAACTTCCAGAGACATATTTTAGGTATGCCATTCTCATCAAGTTCCGCATTCGGATAATGTTCCAGGAATTCGGTCAAATAAGTCCTCTGTGGGTGTTCATCGCTCCATTTCTGCACTATTTCTATTGCTTTTTTAGGATAAAGCATTTCAAAATCTGTACAGCATATTCCGTCACCGTTGTTATAACTACTCAAGAGACAGTTTGTACATTCCACTTTGCATACTCCTGACTCTGTTGTTTTAGACATCCTCTTTTTCTCAGCAAGATAGTTCTCAGTCTTGAAACAATCAATCATTATTAATCTTCCTTTCCCAATCCTTTTCCATAGTCTTGTACTTCTGTCTTGTATTTTTCCACTTTCTGTTTTTCCAAAGCCATTTAATACAAAACAATTCGTGTCTGATTTTATTTATCATTCTATATCACTCCAATCCAAAGCCTGACCGCAATCCATACAATAGGCGTTAGTTTTAAACACTCTATTAATTTGCTTCCCAATTTTATTAAGTTCACCCCTACAAAAAGGGCATATTCCCCCAAGTAACAACGGGTGTGCAAATATCTAAAGGCTTTTTAGGTATCTGCTTTTCAACCGCTTGTTTTGCAATTTTAAGAGCTTCAATATTTTTGATATAAAAATCTTTTCCCATTTTTGAAAATTCACCTAATGTACCTTCTTGTGCAATCACCATATCAATTTTCTTGATTATTTCTTCGTTTGTCATTACTCTTCACCGTCCTCAACAGAAACAGGTTGATTCCAACATTCAACGCATTTGTTGGAATCTTTTTTGCAATCCTCTATGCTCATCAACCCTAAATCGTGAGGGCACACACAGGAGGGTTTACCGTTATTATCGAGAGGAATATTTGGATATTTCTCTAATAAATCCGTAAGATAAGTTTTCTGTGGATGTTCATCCGACCACTTTTGAACTATTTCGATTGCTTGTTCAGGGTAGAGTGACTCAAATCTTCTACAAGTGATAGTAATTCCATTTTGTGTAACTTTCAAAGGGCACTCACTCTCGAGGCAATCATTACAAGACTTAATATAACTACTACACATCCTATCTTTTTCTCTCATATAATTTAAAGAGTTATTGACATTGGTAGTAGCAGTTACTTGTTTTGCAGACTTTTTAAATTTATACATTTAAATTTCCTCCACATATTTTCTTAATAAATCTCCTTTTAAATTGATTTCCATTCTTCGTATTCTATAATAGCTGATTTAATTATCCAACCAGTCCATTTATTGCCCTCCTCATCTTCTAATTTCATTTTAATCATTCCTCTTGTTTCCTGTAACTTTTCACCTCTCATTCTTATTGAAGGCATTGGAATATCATTATTCCATTTCTTCATAAATTCAAATGACGGAGTTGATTTCTTCGTCATATATTTTTTAACTGTTACTGTTGCAAAATTAGAAGTAGTCTCTAATTTAACCATATTTGCGTTATCAGCGACTTTTTCTTTAGGTAATAACTTTATATTAATTTCGCCGTTTCGTACTATATCAGCTAAATTTAGCTTATTTAGACTATCATATGAGTTATTATTTATAACAAATGTTCCTTGCCAAGATTTTAAAAGACTTAACAAATCTACCACCACCTATTTATGCGTATTCTTTTACCTCTTTTTAAATTATACTTGAATTTAATATCATTCTTAACATAGCGTTCAAGTGAACCCTTAATTGTTACAGCATATCTATCAATCAATTCAGGCATAAAAACCTTAAAATCATATATAGTAACCTTGTAACTATCCTCACCTAAAATACTATGTGATATAGGTATAAACTGATAAAACAATTCTTTATTTTCACCGTTATCCAAAGTAATCTTAACATTAAAATTTCCCATAAACTTACAAAGCACTTAAATACTTACCTCCTCAAATCTTATTGTAAATATATTACAACACATTATTTTAAATTGTCAACACTTTTTTAAAATTAAAATAAAAAAAATTTGAGGCACAAAAAATCTTCTGTACCTCAAACTATTTATTCTGACATTGCCTTATCTACTAATTCTTTGATTCGTTCGAGTATTTCTTTATTTTCTTCTTCCCCTAAGAACTGCATAACTTCTGCTTGACCGTGGATATTACCTTTTAACACTTCTCCTGTCTCAGTATCTATAATATCAAACCAAGCTCCACGCTTATTAATAATATCATATTTAATGCAGACATCAATTAAATCTTTGAGCCAGTCGATACCATAATAATAATTAAGAGTATAAGAGCCTGTTCTGCGTGTAGGAGGACAGGATTTATTCTTAATCATAGACATCATAACTATATTACCTGACGGATTTTCACAGCTACGGGAAATAGCATTACCCTTTTCATCAAGATAACTACCTTGTCTAAACTCAAATCTACAGCAACAGAAATGTTTCCAGGCTTTTCCTCCTGGAGTTGTAATGCCTCCATAAGGACTGTTAATATTTTCTCTTACCTGATTTATACCTATGCCTGTACAATTATATTTCTGCATTAGCATTTCAGCTTTTCGGGCAAAAACAGTTAAAGATTTTGCAATTCCTGCATATGTTTTCTCCTCTACGGTTTTTTCAAGCTCCTGCTCAGACACTAAAGCACCTATGCTATCAAGTACCCACAAACCAACTTCGCCTGTTTCAATGCTATCAAGAATGAACTGCAAAATAGATTCAGCAGACTGATTAGTAGGCTTAAAAACTACCATATCATCAGTATCAACACCTATCTTATTTGCCCATTCTACATCTAAGGCATTTTCACAATCTATAAATAAGACTTTTCGTTCATCTTCTGACTTTTGATAATTAGCTATAATATCAAAAGCAGTTGTTGTTTTACCGCCGTGAGGCTCTCCATAAAATTCCGTAATTTTACCTACAGGCAAACCACCAAATGTACAGTAATTCATACGAGGACTTGAAAATGGTATTCTTTTATATTTATAATCTGTAATACCTATCTGCACAACATCTTCTTTCGCCCTCTTGTTCATTTCCTTGATGATATCAGATAAAGACATTTATTCAGCCTCCACATCTACTATTAAATATTTTCGACTTGCCAAATAATCGCACATATGTACGAAATAAGCCATATAACTTTGTGGAACAGGCAATTTACCATTTGCGTTCCATTGACCCATATGAGATTCCACACAAGCACTTACATTTAATTTAAAATGAACAATTTTGCGTATTTCCGAATTATTCAAATCTTCGTCAAATGAAAAATTATCAATATATGAACAAAATTCTTCTACACAGATTTCAGGGTGTAATACTTCGGTATGTCCGCTTCCATTATTATCTGTGCCTTGTTTATAGCAATCGTGGATAATAAGTGAAGAAATTATAACATCGTGATAAAACTGAGTAAACATATTCTTATTATAATCCAAAGACAATAAATCTTTTGCAATCTTAACTGCCGCTTTTGTATGACGAACTAATCCTCCTCGACCTAAAGCATAAAAAGGATGATATTTACCTGAACTACTCGCAGGCACTTCCTGAAAATAATCAGGCACTTTATCAATAAATGTAGCAATTATCTTTCTAAATATTTCATTATTGATATAATTTAACTCTTTTGCAAAAATTTCCGAATTTAACATTAGATACCTCCAAATGCCCTACAAAAGAATATTGCCCAAATATAAACTACAATAATTATTAAACTAAAACATCTCCAAAAATATACTGTATCAGTATTAAATCTTTTAGTAGGTTTCATTCTACTAAAAATAAACTCAAATGCCAATAAAACAAGTGTAATTAAATACAAAATAACATAAATTAACTGTGCCATAAATACTAACTCCTTGTTATTAAACTGCTAAGAGGTAATTCTTTGAGCTTTTCACAAAATACTCTCCATTCATCTAACTTATGATTATTTCTCCATTTATACATATTAGCTAAAGACTCATATGTAATACTTACAGTTGATTTTTGATTATAACTACTTGGTAAAAGCTGAATCATTTGCCACCAAAGACTCTCTTTTTCTTTGCCAACGCCTTTCCATGTCAAGTATAATTTTCTGTTTTTATTTAGAATATCAATCACAGGTTCGAGACCAAATGTAACAGATTCAACAGTCAGATGTTCATAACTAAAGTCATTCAGCGTAAACTCCTTATCTGCAATCTTGTGCATTGTAGAACAAGAATTTCGTACTGTACCTATTTTGTAAGTATCTAGCTCTTTCCAAAAATATAGAGGTGCATTTATATTCATAATTACATTTAACATTCTTCTGAATTTTGCGTGTACTGAACCTCCTGCAACAAGTGTATCCATTAATTTTGCATCATTTTTACCTATTACAATGTTTTGACCGTCATCACTCACAACTGTATCTGACCTATCCCAACTATTCTTAGGGTTTCTCATACCCATAATAGTTGCCTTAATTTGTTCAGGCGAAGGAGCTATAATATTTGTAATTTCAATCATTTTTACACATCTCCATTTCCTTTTTCATTAACTGCGTAGCATAATTTCTATACCATACAGCCTTTTTTAAATCTTCATCTACAGTATCTGCATTTTTAAGTCCTGCTCGGTATTCGTATTTATATGCAGACAGCATACAGAAATGAATTACTGCTTCTGTACCATATTTTTCCTCCATTTCCACAATACATTCTTTTCTACCCTCTTTATTATAATGTTTAGGGTGATTTACCATTTCTTTCATTTTACCTTAATCTCCTTTTATAAAAGCCTCAATTTCTCCGTTATCCCTCTGTTTAATAATAATTGTCTGTTTATTTTTAAATTTTTCTGCCAATAACCTCAATGACTCAGGAATTCTAATCAAATCTCCTACTTTAAAATTTCCGTCTGTACTTACACTTTTTAACATTTTACATTTCTCCTTTGTAAATTTTTTAAAATGTTCAAAGATTGTTTTCCGATATCCTCAGAAACAAATTCTTCTTTAGAATAAAATAATTTTTTACATATAGGGCATTTTAATCGTCTGTATGTAAATTTACTCTTACCACAACTATCCATTACTTTTAGTTTAACTTTATGCTCAGGACAATTCATATTATTCAGCACCGCCTAAATTAGTTAAAGCATATTCCTGCATTCTTCGTGAAACTACCTTTTTACAAGAAGCTAATAATTCTTGTGCATTTTCAACTTTAGATTTCAGTAGTTTAAATGCTCTGTTATAACAAATATTAACAATCTGCTCTTTCTGAGCTAACAATTCAGCGGCACTATCTTTGTCGGCAATTGTACCTTTTTCTTGCGACCTTGCTAAATTAAATTGCTCCTTGTAGAGAGCTTTGCTTATATCGTCTTTAATGCCGATATATTCACACATACCGCCTGCAAAATAAATATATGTTGCTAAATTAAGACAAAAATCATCAAGCTCAGAATCTGTTACAGGATGCTCACCGTCTTTTAGGCACTCTCTGATAAACTCTACATAATTATCAAGGTCTTTACAATAAGGTTTAATGATACTTTCTACAATTTCAGATACTAATTTACTATTAGTATCTACTTTATCCAGAGCTTGATAAAGCTCTTCTTTTTTTGTAATCTTAAATACCATAATAATACCCCTCTTAATGATTCACATTAAAATTGTCTAAAAACTCTCCCATATCATAATCAAATAAAACTTTTCGTTTTTTACCTTGAATAGGATAACACATCAATTCACCGTTAATGGCATCATCAACACTTATACTTTTTCTGCCTGTTCTTTCAATATAAGAATATAAATCACTTGCATCAACAAAAAAAGTAAAATCATAATCTATAAACCAAATGATGTAGCCTGCAAGTACAAACGGTATTTTGGATTTTTCAAGTAATCCTTGCCATTGATTTTGTGTAATATGTGATACAGGAAAACTTTTACCATAACAACACTTACATTCAAGATAAAATAAATATGGAGTATCAAAAACCATAAAATCACAAATATTACCAATACCTTTATATCCGCCCATAGGGTCAGGCAATCGGTCAATTGAAATAATATCTGAATATTTACAATTTTCAAAACCGTTTCTAATCTGCTTTTCAAATTGTTTTCCACGATTTATACCCATTGTATCACTTCCTACTTCTTCTCATTTTCATTCTTTTTGCCCTCTCTATTTCATAATCGTGCATTGCATAGTATTCGCACCTATTCTTTTTAATTATCTCACAGCTCTGTTTCCAATCAGAAAATTTACTGCAATCATTGTGACACCTTAAATGCCTATCCTTACAGCCATAACACGGATTATCCATATCTAATTATCCTCTCTACAAGATTTTCTATAATTGCAATATTCGCAAGCCTTTTTACTTACATCGTCAGGCTTAGGAGGACAAATAAATCTTGAAGCATAGCCGTCACATTCATTAATACGAGCAATCAGATTAGTCTTCATTTCATCCGAAACATTCAACATATACGCTTTCATATCACAAGTATCTCTGTTAATATATAAAAACAATACATTATCAATTTTTAACGCTGTTGAATAAGCTGTACCCTGTAAAATATGGTCAGGATTTACATTATGTCTTGCTTGCCATTTATACATACTTTCAGTTTTAATTTCGAGAATATAGTATTTACCTTTATAACGAATAATGCCGTCACAAAGAAAACTCATATTCAAATCTTTATAATATAAGTGTGTTTCATTGCCTCTTTTAGATTTTACCTCTAAATAATCAAGATTTCTTGATTTTACATATTCGGCAACATCAACATATTCACAATCAATGCCGTTATTTTTCATCTGAGCAACTGCATTTTGAACTCTTTCGTGTCTGTCTGTACCCGATTCGCATATACCTACAAGACAAGCACTTGAACTTAGTGTATCAGGTTCTTGTCCTGTAATCTGATAATACATATTCCTAATACAATGCAGTCCTGACGGCTTATATGTTTGAGAGGGCTTATAGCTATTATTATCAGCAGTTAATTCAATTGAACGCTTTAAATCGTTTACAAATAACTTTTCAATAGGCTGATTTTGATTAGCACATTCTATAAGCCTACATACATTTTTAAGACTTTTTCTTGCCATTTGTATTATCCTCCATATCAAGCGGTATATCAATCCTCGAATTATATACCGTAACTTTAGTATCATTAGGAACATAATTACTCAACAAAGCAATTGCATTTACAATATCCTGTGTACTTGTAGAACTACCTCTACTAAACCTAACTTCAGGTCTACCGTTTTTAAAAATAATTTTAATCATTTACTTTTCCTCCTTGATTAACTTGTTTTGTGTAAATATAATATAACATATTTAATACAACTTGTCAAGACTTTTTTCAAAGTTTATCAAAAATCCGCCCAAGATTAGTTGAGCGGATTTTTATATTACTTATTCAGCATTAACTCTGTCATCTTCTGCAAGGGCAATAATCTGTGTAACATTACCGTCTGTAATTTTAATTGCATTATCTGCTCCATACCACAGTTCAATCATATCACTTGCATTAGCTTTAATCTGTGAAATAAGCATATTGATATCAATAGCACAAGTAAAATATGTGAAATCTTTACTATCGGCATAAGGAATTACTTCTGTGCCACTTGAACTTTTACTTGAACACATAAGTCCGTCATTAGTGAAAGTCATATAAATCTCACTATTATCATATGTGCCAACAAAAAGATTGATTCTTTCAAGTACACCTAAAATTGCACTTTTTGGAATTTTACACATACTATTAAATTCCTGCTCAACAAGTGAAGTAATAGCCTCGATTGCAAAATCTTCAATACCTTCAAGTACAGCACCAAAAATACAACAATCAGGCGAAATACAAATAAGGTTATTATCTTTACGATAAACTTCAATTTTTTCACTTGTCATTGTATCCATAAGATTCATCATTTCGGGAGAAATAAGAGTAGCAGTATCAAGTACATTAATATTTGTGGAACAAATTTTATATGTATCAGTAGTAACTATTTTATCTGCTGTATAATAACCTGTGTAACAAGGAACTTCCATTGAAGTAGCCAAAGCGGCTTTATTTACAGTCAAAATCAATTTAGCTGTAGTTAAATTGAGAATTTTACTTTCATTATCATCAAGTACAATCTCTGACATAGGATTAGGATATTTTACCATTTCACCGTCAACATCAATAGGCAACTCAATTGAGTATTTACCATTACCTGTAATACAGAGCTTATCATCTACAATTTCAAGTGTTACATTTTCACTTGTCATTTTTCCAATAAGTTTTGAAAACTGGTCAACTCTTGTAACTACATAAAAATTTTCATTTTCAACTTTCTCTGTAATATACAAATAATTTGTATAATCTGTTGTAAGCAGAGTGAGCTTATTATTCTTAACTTCAATACCCATTAACTCTGTAATAGGTAAAAGTTTATTATTTGAAGCTCCTTTTATGGCTCTTGATACCATTTCTTTGAGCTTATCTGTTTTAATTACTAATTTTGACATTTTTAATATCCTCCTAAATTCACTTAATTAAACTATAAAATTCTTGTCTTAATTCAGCATTTGTTTTAAATTTTCCACTTAGACAAGCAGTTTTTGTTTTTGTTCCAGGTTTTTTAATACCTCGAGCGGTCATACAACTATGTTCCCCTTCTATAACAACTATAACATCTGAAGTGTTCAAAATCTTTTTTAAAATATAGGATATATCTGTGCCTATTCTCTCTTGTAACTGTAATCTTTTACCTACCATATCTGCTATACGAGCAACTTTACTTAATCCAATAACTTTTCCGTTTGGAATATAACCTACAGACACTTTCATATTATACATTAAAGCTAAATGGTGCTCACAATAACTGAAAATAGGAATATTTTCAATTACAACTAAATCTCCAGAAGATTCTTTAAAACATTTATCAAACATTTCCGCAATATCGTCATTACTATACTGCATTCCTTCAAAAACTTCACAATACATTTTAGCAACACGAGAAGGAGTATCTATTAAACCTTCCCTATAAGGGTCATCTCCTAAGGCTTCTAAAATAGATTTCACAGCTTTTTCAATTTTTACTTTATCGATTTTTGACATTTTATACACCTCTTCTTTCAGGTTCCCAAATAAGTTTGTGTAATTGTAATTGCACTCTTACATTATTTATATTACGAGAAAGTATATATTCTACAATATCTTTAGGCTCTATACTTCCAAATACAGGACTAAAATATATCACAGGATTACTTTTTAAAAACTTTATAACTGAAACTGCTTCGTCCATATCCTGTTTACTTCCTACTACGAATTTTAAAACATCCTGTTCTCTTAAACTGTTTAAGGCTTTTATATTCATTTTTTTAGACATTCCACTACAAGGCAACTTATAGTCCATAGTATAGATTATATTAGGATGATAATAAGAAGGCTCAACAGTTCCGTTTGTTTCTACATTTACCTTAAACCCTTTTTCACACAAACAAGATAATAAAATATTTATATTTGGATGAATTAAAGGCTCCCCTCCTGTTATAGTTACTCTTTTAGTTTTTAAAAAAGTTACAGCCTGTAAAATCTCTGGAATACTTATATCTTTATAGTTATCTCCACTATAACCGTAAGGGGTATCACAATATTTACACCTTAAATTACATCCGTACAATCTGACAAATGCGGCAGGATAGCCTACAGTTATACCTTCCCCGTCAATACTTTTAAAAATTTCAACAACTTTCATTAGTATCCTCCTCAAAACAAGCTATATTACCTTCACTTTCTTGTACTTGTACTTTACAACAACTTGCATCTTTATTTGTTGTTTTCAAATATTTATTTATATCTTTCCAGATATTATAAGCAATATTTTCAGCCGTAGGATTGATATCATTAAAAGGAGCAATATCGTTAATATTCTTATGGTCATATTTAAACTGTACAAAATTTTTAATTTGCTTAAAATCTACAACCATACCATACTTTGTTAAATAAGGACTTCTGCAAGTTACAGTAATAATCCAATTATGACCGTGAAGATTACAACATTTACTCTCATAAGGCAAATCTAATCTATGAGAACCTGCAATTTCCATTCTTTTACTTACATAAAACATATAAACTAAACACCTCTTAATTTTTAAATTAAACTTTTTTAACTGCACATTTATACTTTCTTTTAGATTTAGAGCATCCTAAAAAACTATCATTTTTAAAATTCTCCTTTAAATAAAGCTGGGTCTTTAATACCGTTAGCTTTAAACGCATTTGCACGGTCTATACAAGTTCCACAAGTTCCACAAGGCTTTTCCCCACCTTCATAACAACTCCAAGTTAATTCATAAGGAGTACCTAACTTTAATCCAGTAGCAACAACCTCAGCTTTATTCATTTGTACAAGAGGAGCTTTAAGATGAACTTTATCATAAGTACCTATTGAAATTGCTCTATTCATTGTATCAGTAAATTCCTTCGAACAATCCGCATAGGCTTCTCCTGCCGCATCATCTGCGTGAGCACCTAAATAAATATCGACTTCGTCTTCTGGATAAATGGACATAGCAAGAGCGGCAACACTTGCAAGCATCAAACCGTTTCTAAAGGGTACATATGTTCTAACCATACCTTCTCCATCCTCTGCAATCTGTTCTGCATAAGATTTATGTTTAATTTTTTCTGTGCTATATTCCAATAAAGGGCAATTACTTTCGTTCATTATTCCTGAATTAGATAAGTCGATAACCTTATGAGAGATTTTATAAAATTTTGCAACTTTATCAGCACAATCTAATTCCTTTGAATGTTTCTGTCCATAGAACACAGACACAGTAGTTACATTTTCAACTCCAACATCTTTTACCGCAATAGAAACACAAGTTGTTGAATCTACTCCGCCACTACTTAATACTAATGCTTTTTTACTCATTTTAATTCTCTCCTTAGTTCTAAAATAAATGATTTTTAAATAAATTTTGACTACATTTAAAAGTAGAAACTTTATAATGTAAATATTTTACATTATACAAAGCTCTACATTTATAACTTTCGGATAATTCTTGTAAAGTATATCCAAATTTTTGAATATTATTCTCTATTACAGATTTAATTTCTTTAGGCAAATATAAAATACTTTTTTTACAATATTTATCTTTTTCTGCAAGCGAAATTATACCATAATCAGAAAAAATATTACCGTTAGCCGCTGTAATAATCCAAGATGTACTATCCACACTTGCGAAAGAAAACTGAGGTAATAAAGATAAAGAAGTCATTCCAAATCCGTGAACCTTTACATTTGGATTATTAGATTTTTTAATAATGGAAAAACATTTATTGAAAAAATCTTTTTTAACTGTTACAGAACTTCCTACAGTTCCGCCTAATGCAATATATTTACAAGATTTATCTTTCAAAGCATTTTGTAAAAACAAATAATCTTCCCCTAAATGAAAAGTGTAAACCACTAAATTAGGATTATTTAATTTGCTTTTCATATATAAATAATTTTCCCAACTACATTCTGCGGCTTTTTTTCGCTCTTGCATAGAACTTTTTTCTCCAAATTTACCTGGAATACAGTCTACTTGACCTGCCAAATAAATATGCTCTTCATTAGTATTTAACCATTCGATATATTTATTTACATCCACACAAATTCCTTTTGTCCAAGCTGTAAAAGCTCCACTATCCACAAATAATTTACCTTTAATTGAATTTTTAGTAAATCTAACTTTATTAAGATAATTTAATTCATTAAAATAACTAAATAATCTACAATATCCTTCCGATTCAATTAAATTTTCTACTTCTTTTATAGGGCCTCCTGCAAAAAAATAATCTACCATATCAATTAACCACTTCCTTCGTACCAACACTTTGTAACTTCAACATCACATTTAATTGGCATTTTTAATATCTTTTCAGCCGCCTCTGACATTGTTTTAGCTAACAATTCAGCACAGACTTTAGCATTTTCCTCAGGACATTCGGCAATAACTTCATCGTGTACAGGGATTAAAAGCCTAAAGCCTAAAGATTTTAATTCTTCATTATGAGTTAAATCAATCAAAGCTAACTTTGTAAGGTCAGCCGCCCCGCCCTGAATGCGAGCATTAACACATTGTCTTTCAGCATCTGCGATTTTTAAAGAATTACAAGTTATTGTAATTCCGTTTTCCTTAGCTTTATCAATAATAGTTTGTTTAGCTTTATAAGAATATGCTCTATTTAGCTGTCTTAAATATGAATCTTGTATATTTTCGGGTACTTCTGTAATTAGTTCTTCTTCATCATCAAAATCTAATAAATCATCATCAGGAGCAACTCCGTTAATATAATTAAATTCATATTCAGGTAAACTATAATCGGGTAATCTTCTTTTTCTGCCACATACAGTAGTTACATAGCCTAATTCATAAGCCATATCTTTACTGTCTTGTTCAAACTTTGAAATTGCAGGAAATGCTTTAAATACACTACTTTTGATTTCGTGTGCTTTTTTCTCGGATACTTTTAACTGGTCTGCAATTGACTTTTCTCCTCTACCATAAAGAATGCCAAGCAAAATACTTTTAGCCTGTGTTCTGCGTTCTTTACCCTCAGGATTTACTGTGCCGTCAGGTCTAAATTCTTTGCAATCTTCGTATGGAACATTAAAAGATTTACTTGCAATTTCAGAGTACAAGTCTTTGCCAGCTAAGAAAGTATCTAAAAGCTGACTATCTCCTGCTTGTGCACACATAGCCGCCAATGTCTTAGGTTCCTGCTGTGAAAAATCACTTGACATTAACACATAACCGCCAGTAGCCTTAAACATATGCCTAATATCTTTTGTATGTGATGGTATCTGCTGTAAATTAGGATTACTGCAAGACATTCTACCTGTATCAGCTCCATACTGATTTAAATTACAATGTATTCTGCCGTCATTAGGATTAACATAATCACTAAGACTATCGACAAATGCAGATACTAATTTACTAACTTTCTTATAATCTACAAGAGCTAAACAAAACTTTGTACCTATCTTTTTTAAAATATCTTCTCCTGTGCCTCTCGGAGATTTCTTATCGACAGGCTCAATCTGCATAACATCATATATCAATACAGCTAACTGAGCAGGACTTGATAAATTGATAGGATTCGATAATTTACAATTAGGATGTTTAACTATATATTTATCAATATCATCTTGATAATTTTCAAGTAAAGTATAACAAAGTGCTTGTTTTTCTGTCAGCAGTTTATTATATTTTTCGGATAATTTCTTCTGAACTTCAAAATCAAATTCAATACCATTATCTTCCATGTCACAACAAGATTCAATGCAAGGCATTTCAATGTTTTTAAATACCCAAGCAACATCCTGTAAATTTGAATTTATACAAATTTCATTATCAGCAGTTAAATACGGCTTTTGAAAATCATATAATTCGTATGTGATTTCAGCATCGTGAGCGGCATACAAATAACCTACATCAATAGGCACTTTGTCGAAAGTAATACCTTTAAACAAAGCATCAAATGAAAACGCATCACCTTTACCGTCCATTACATATTTTTTATGTAATTCTTTAAGTCGGTTAGTAGGTTCATTTTCATTTAAAAGTCTTGCCGCCAACAAACAATCCCAAGTACAAGTCAAATAAACACCTATCTGATTACGCATAACACGAATATCAAATTTAGCATTAAACATAATAATATCAATCTTAGCTTCCGCAATTCTATCAAATTCAGCTTTACATTCTTTTTCTGTCAACTGATTTGAACATCTTGCACCTGTCACATAAGAAATATGATTTACAGGTACATATGCAGGCTTTTGATTAGGTGTGTAAATACAGATACCTACAATTTTATCTAACATAGGGTCAAGTCCTGTAGTTTCAGTATCTATACTTATTACATTGTTATCTATACAAGCAGATATATAATTATGCAAAGTATCTATATCAGATATAACTATATATTTATCTCTGAGATAACCTAAGTTCTTTTCGACCATTGCCTTGATATTGGATATAACTTGTAATGTACTGTTGCCTACTCTAACCGTAGAGCTTGATTTATTAGCTTTACGGTTAGATTTTTTAGCAACTTGTAGGTCATTTGATTTATCAGGTCTTTTTGGTATATCAAATAACCCCATTAAAATCTATCCCTTCTGCCACGGGAGGGTGTTCTACGCTCAGGTTCACTTTCTCTTGTATCTCTGTATTCTTCTCTACCTCTTGAATTACGAGGCTCATTATCATATGCTCTTGACCTCGGAGGAGTTGATACTTCATCATCAGAAGATGAACCACCCATAGGATGAAATTCTCCTGTGTCAAGATAATAATTCATATCATCTGCCGAGGCATCAATTACCATTGTACCTATAACATTCGGGATTTCAGGCAAATCTTCAAGTTTAGTATCATCCTGACTTACTTCATAGATTTCATACTGTGTATTTTTATCGCCTGCTTTACCGTTTCTTTCAACTTCAAAGATATGAGATACCAAATCAGGGTATCTTGCACAAAGACTTGAAATTCTTGCACCAAACTTTTTTGTGCGTTCCCAAACCTTTACAGTTTTCTCGTCCGTATCATACATAGGAATAAAAAAGCGTGCAAGCTGAAAACTACCGCTTTCACAAAGAGGACACTTACTAAGAGGTTCATCATATGAACGCAGACAATTGACATATCTATCTCTGCCGTCAATATTAACCTTATGTACAGCTACACCCTCTACATCTTCAACCTTACGATACATAAATCTTACTCTTGCTACATCTTTATCGTTTTTAAGTGAAAAATAATTAGCTGAGTTGTTTCCATACTTGTCTGAATCTGTTACTTTAAATCTTGCCATTGTTTTTGTTTTCTCCTTTTCTGTATTTAAAATTTATTATTATTTACCGCATCCAAAAATGGATGGGATTTTGACTTATTAAGCCTATTCAATTCTACAATACCCCCTGCCAATGAAGCATTAAGTCTAACTGCTCTATCAGTTACCGCATTATAAACTTTTCTATCTTCATCAGATAGGTCATTGACAGGAGTATAATTAAGGATTTTTTCACCTTTAGTCAATCTGTTAAAACCTAACTTATACTGATTGATTGCTTTTCCTGCATAATCTGAGGGATTAACTATTTTATAACCTACTCCTCTTAAACTTTCAAGCATTTTACCTTTTTCAAGCATAAGTTTTTTCAATTTAGTTGTAGAAGTTCTATATTTTGTAGAGTTCTTAGGTACATCAAGCATATTTGATATAGTATTATGTTCAAATACTGTACCATATTCATATGTACTCATAAAATCTACCAAATCTTCTACTTCACATACTTTTTTTGTCATCTCAACTGCCATTTGTGTGTTTCCACCTTTCTTAAAAATATTTTTTTATTTATTAAATCAAGTTTTTTTACTTGATATATAAATCTAATTAACTCAACCAAACTTAGCCTAACTAAACCGAACTCATCAAAACTTATAATGCCTAACAAAACCCAACCAAACGGAACAAATCCCGACACAACCTAACTCATAATGCCTAACATAACTAAACGGAGCATAGCATAACCAAACAAAACCCATAATGCCTATCCTAACTTAACTCAGCAGAACCAAGCTCTACCGAACTCATAATATTTAGCGTAACCCAACTTAACTTAACCCGACTAATCGCAACCTAACTCATAATGCTTAACTTAACGCAACCTAACTCAACCGAACAGAACCAAACATAACTCATAATGCCTAACTTAACTTAACAAAACTCAACTTAACATAGCGAAACAAAACATAACTTATAGTGCCTAACTAAACTTAACTCAACATAACGAAACATATCTAAACTCAACGAAGCCTAACTTATAATGCCTAACCTAACTGAGCTTAACTTGACACGACAAAACAAAACTCATCAAAACTTATAATGCCTATATCAGCTATGGAGCTTGAAATTAATCAAGCTCCTTAATAATTGCTGTAAATTTACCATATTTAGGTCTGCTATCACAAAGTCCTACATAAGCTCCTGCACTTTCAATTGCCTGTGAAATTGTAGGCAAATCAAGCTGTGATTCATCATACATTGCAGTAAATGTGAGTTTCCACATATTAAATCTCGGTCTTGTTCTGAGAACCTTTGCTCTCATTACATTCATAGGTCTGACATCACGGAATCTCATATCCTCTCTCAGACTGTCTTTAGTGTACTTCTCACCAATATCAAGTGTAGCCTGCATATCAACTACATTAAAATATCTCTCAATATTTTTACCCTGTTTACGAAGTTTAGCACCATTTTTAATAGTAGCTTCAATATTTTCAGCAGGAATTACAAGACCCATTTCTTTACTGTTATCCCAATAAAGACCGCCTTCCCATTCAAGGTCTGAAATAGCTTTATAATCTTCATCAGTCTTATTACGCTTGCTTGTCAAAGGTTTAAGTGCAAGCGAGATAGGGTGAAGTGGATTTACGCACTGGCAAGAGTGCATAATAAGTGGTGTAGTGCCTTTCCAAGTGATTTCAAGTGTTTTCATAATTTTTTCTCCTTTTCATTTCTTTCTTTTTTATCTTTTCTTTTTTGTATTTTGTAACCTCTTTTTGATTACAAATATATTATAACACATTATCTGAGATTGTCAACACTTTTTTTAAAATTTTTCAATTAAATTTTTAAATTCTTCTTGTGACAAATCATTTATATCTTTTCTGTTATTAGGAAATACATATTCTGTAATTATCTTGTTTTTTACATAGTATTTTATGCGTTTTCTTGCTCTCAGTCCTGCATTATCATTATCTGTAGCTAATACCAATTTACGACAAGGTAATTTATTTAATTGATTGAACTGTAAATTATTACCTAATCCATTAAGTGCGACTGCGTATTTACCATAAACCCAACAGGTAATAGCGTCAATCATACTTTCACATACAATTACCTCAGTTGGAAATTGTTCAAGCTGATACAACTCATACAAGCCATACAAAGGCTTTTCAACGCTCTTAGGATAATTAAAGTATTTATATTTTACTGACCTACGGGCTATAAATAAAGTGTTGCCCTCAATATCTCGGACAGGAAAAGTTATACATTTTGATTTCTTATCATACCCAATATCAAATATATCTATAATTTTTTCTGTCATTTTTCGTTTAAACATATATGGATGATAATATCTATAAGATTCCAATTCTTCTTCTGACACATAATTTAGCGGTGCTAATATAGATTTATGCCTATCAAAATCTAATTTAATAGGTTTTCTTTCCTCTAATTCTATGGTTAAAAAATTTCGTGTGAGCCATTGCCAACCTTTTGCCCCCACCATATCATCAGGATGACCAAAACAAAATGAAATCATTTCTGGCAAAGTATGCACTTCACCACAGGTAAAACAATGAAACTGACCGTCAGATTTCCTAATACCTGCTGACGGCTTTCTTTCTTGACCGTTCTTGTGGTAAGGACACGAAATCATAACATTATCATCTGTATCTTTTATTTTATTCAGTAAATTTATACCACTTAAATGTAATTGCATTTGCAATTCTTGTAATACCTCATACAGCTCTACTGTAAAGGGAATACCATTTATTACCATTAGAACACATCCTTTTTATCCTTATAACGATTACGCACTCTTTCAACTTTACGCTCTGTAACCTCTTTAGGCTCAGCATCATCAAATGACGGAATAAATGTAAAATCACCTAAATCAATACTCCAATCATATAATAATTTACCGCCTACTGCCCCAAATCTCTGCTTTTTAATGCCGATTTCAAGTCCTGCCTTTGTCTGTCTTATAGATATAACTTTACTTGCATTATGAGCGATACCGTCACTATCTCTAATACTTTCAAGCTCAGGAGTACCCGAATCCTCTCCCTCTTGTACACCTGACCTATTCGCTTGTACAACAACTAATACAGGTACTTTTAACTCCATTGATAAAGACATTAAATCCTCGCTAATATTCGTTAAAGAGGTTGTTTTATTATCGCCTCGTTTATATCGTTCATCTGTCATATATGTAATGCCGTCAATAGCGATTAAATCAAGTTTATGCTGTTTGATAAACTGTTTTAATTTTGATACTGTAATTTTCTTATCGAAATCCAAAGGAGTAGCAACAATAAACTTATTTTGTTTTGAAGTCAAATCAGTTACATAATCTTTGTAGTTATCTTCATCAACTTCACTATTGCCCCACATCAAACCTTTGTTTGAAAAATTTTTATACAGGGTATCAAATCTATAGCCGATACTATTAGCTGACATTTCAGGAGAAATATATCCTACATTAAAGCCTAACTGCCATATATGAGTGCACATCTTTTCCATTATCCACGATTTACCTTGATTAGTTCGTGCGAAAATAACGAATAATTCTTCTTCCCTCTGTATGCCGTGTATAATTTCGTCAAGCTCAGGAAAACCGCAGGTAAAAAACCAATCTTCTTGATGCTCTTTTCGCTCTTGAAACTGCTTAAATCTATCTTGTGCATCAGATATAATATTTACACCATTTAAAGAGTAATTAGGTTGTAATTTTTCCATTTGTGAAATCATATATTCTGCGGCGGCATTAGCATCAGTTTTAAGTAATTCAGCTATCTGTTGTACAACAGGCACAGACTGATAATACAGATACTCTTCCCTAATTGTATCAATTAAGTATCTGTCACTTTCTGTAACATCTACAATTTCAAACTCGGGGAACTGAGCTAAAAATGTAGCCTTATCAGGTACATTACCGTATTCCTTAATATGATTTTGTATAAATTCAAATTCATCTTTGTAGCTAACAAAGTAATCAACTGTTAATAGATTATCTTCAATAATCGAATTATTACCCGACAAAAGAACTTTAGAGATTATTTGCAACTGTACCATATCTTCTATCCCTGCCTTTCAATTCAATTATTTGAGAAGATAACACTCTGCTTGCTAATCTTGCACCCAAAGCATTTTGTAATGCACTTTCAGATACTATATTGCCTGTAAAAATGTTAGATTTTTCAGTTAAAATCCTTTGGTCAATGTAATTAAGTAATTGACTATGCTCATATGCTGTTAATTTTGTACTTGCAATATCATCCCATATTACTAAATCAACTTTTAACAGGTTATCCAACATAGTAGCTACAGATATGCTCTTCTTTTCAATTTGGAGCTTCACTGTCGCAAGAAAAGTGGGAACATTGATAAATATACCTCTACAACGAAAACCGTTTCCTGCCCAAATCTCGTTAAAATAACGCAACATCAATTTAATAGCCCAAGTTGTCTTACCATTTCCTGTGTTTTCTGAAAGTATAGCTAAATTATGACCGCTTTCAATATGACTTTTAATATTATCTTTAAAATCAGCTAAATCACAAAAGCTATCATAATCAACACTTTCAGGCTTTAATAAAACAGGTTTCCATTTAACCTCAGGAATATTACTCTGCTCTAACAACATTAACATTTCTTTATATCGGATACAAGCATCTGTACATTTTTCAGTACACACATCTTTGTACCAACAATCCATAATTTCCACCTCTTTAAAATTTAGGCTTAACACAGCTCTTTGGTAGAGTGTTAATGTAAGCACGGTACATTTTAAATAAATCCTCGTGACTGCAAATATATTTAAAATGACTTTTAATGCCATTCCAACTCTGCTGATACTTGCTCGGCATACTATTTTTAAAATCCACCATAAAATAATATGACATAACTACAATGAATGATGTGAGTATGATGTAAATTATATAATTCCAAATCATAATAAATTCTCCTTAAAATTTAAAAAGTCTCATCTGATAAGTCCATAGGTTTATCGTGTTTAAATTGCACAGGTTTCATATTATCGACAAATCCGTTATTATTTTGACTATACCCATTATTTGGTGCATAAAAACTTTTCCACCCGTGTTCTATTGAGTTTTCTACAATCTTCTGCATTGTAGGTTCATCATCAGCTAAAGATTTCAGTTTATTGAGCAACCCTTTAAATTGATTTGTATAGAGATTGACTTTCATTTCAATTAGCAAATTAAAATATTTAACTAATACATCTCTTAATTCTGCATTATCTGTAAAATCATTGATTAAGCTAATAATTTTACTGTATCTACTCTGTTTAGATTTTTGAATAGAAGAAGATTTTAATTCAAAATTTTCAGAACTGTGTTCTTTTAATAATTTATTATTAAAAGATTTATTACTATTATTATTTTTACTTGTTATATTATTACTTGTAGCGAATTTTACATCTGCTTGTGGTGTAATTTTTGTATCTAACTGTGGTGTAATTTTTACATCACTTGAAGTAAACAAATTATTTACTGCTTGTTCGTGAATTTTAAAGTATCTTTTTGCAGGGATTCCCTCTTTTGTTGTTGACAACAAACCTTTTTCTTTTAAATTAGCTATTGCATTTCTCTGTTTATATACAGATAAAGTAGTTATTTCTTCAATTCTTTCAACAGTGCAATAAAATTTATTATCTTTTAATTTATGCTGTGATTTCCACAATTCATATTCACTACACAATGCTCCAAATAATACAGCTTCTTCTAACCCTAATTCTTTAATTAAAGTCTTATTTACTGTAATATAGTTTTCACTTGCTAATAATTTTAAAATGCTCATAATATAATCTCCTTTATAAATAAAAAACTGAAACAACTTAATAGGTGTGAGCTATCAAATCGTTTCAGTTTGTTCTACTGGCAGTATTTAGTTTTGATAAGGTGGAAGTATCTCACACATACTGCCTTTTACAGTTTTATTTGAGTATTGCATTCTCTTGACTGTATTTATATTGTAACACATATTAGCAAAAAAGTCAACTACTTTTTAAAAGTTTTTAAAATTTCTTCAACCTGTTTATCGCACTCAGCATTTACAGTATCCCATAATACATCCCTTTCAACAGTAAGGTCAACATCAGGATTATTTATAATTCTTTCTTCTGAGTATTCAACAGTATAATACTGTTCGCCTACTTTTACGCTTGCTCGGCTCGTTGCTTTAATGGTTTTTACCTCTACATCATTCATCATTTTACCTCCTTAATATTTTTAGTTTGTTTTTTAATTTTGCGTTTTAATTTATAATCTTTAATACTTGGTATAATATAATCGCATATAATAACTTTTATTATAACAAATATTAGATATAATACAATAAATACTACTGATAATAAAGCGATTGCTAATATTGCAATTACAATACACAAAAATAATATAGTTATAATATCAAAAAATATCTGCATTATTTAGCCTTTCTTAACTCTTAATGTTTTAATTTCCTTTTTATTGATACATTTACTAAGTTCTAAAAGCTGTTCCTCTGTAAATATTTCATTATATAGAGCTTTTTCAAGTTCATCAGTATCAATATATTCTTTAGTCTTAACAATGCCTTCAATGCCTGTAGATTTAACAAAATCAATCATTTTATCTTCAAGCATTTCATCTCTTGTAGATATTGACATTGTAACAGTATAACCGCCTGCTGAAAAACTATCAAGATTCTGATTTGCAAATTCAGCTTTAATGTCATTACCTAACTTAGTTGCGGTTTTTTTGGAATCGTTTTCCAATTTTTTTGCCTCTGCGTATTCGGGTACTAATGTTGTTAATTCACTCATTTTAATTATCCTCCTTATTATATGTTGTTGAGTGTTTTCTGTAATACTGCTGTGTTACATCTCCGAAAATACCTTTACAGCCTTTCGGTACTTGATTCTTAAATTGAGCTAATTTCCAAATGTCGGAATAACTCCACAATCTTGTACCTCTCGCTGTAGCTTGTGTGTACACAGGCAGTAGTTTAGCCATTTCTTCATCAGGATGCTTTTTAGCCCAAGCATACCAAACATTAATTGTTTTAGCTGATACTCCTACAAGTACAGCTACTTCTTCGACTTTTAGCATTTTTTCTTTCATTTAATCTTCCTTCCTAACTTAACTTAATAAGAAGTCTAACAACTCACTTGAATGAGTTGCGACTTTACCGTCGATAAGTGCGTCTGACATTGCACCTTTCTTTTCTACCAATTGATGTATTCTTTCGTCAATGGTATTTTTTGCCATTAATGTATAAATTGTGACATTTTCTTTAGTGCCAATTCTGTGGGCTCGGTCAATAGCTTGCTGTTTCGCCGCCATAGTCCACGGCTCGTCTATGAAAATTACTGTGCTTGCAGAGGTCAAAGTCAATCCTGTACCCATTGCACCGATAGTTCCGATAGCAAATTTATAGTCATTATTATTTTGGAATAAATCTACATTATGTTGCCTATCAGAATCTTTTGTTTCACCTGTAATAATGATACCGTTATATTTTTTGTGTAACATATCATAAATAGGTGTAGTCATTTGAGTCCAATTACTGAAAATAATAACTTTTTTATTATTTTCAATATTTTCATCTACAAGTTCGCCCAATCTATCCATTTTGGCACTTTCTTTGATTGTGCTTGACAAGATACCTGTAAAACCTGTTGCCTGTCTTAAACGAATTAACTCAGCAAGTGGATTTGAGGCACATTTAATCTTATCAATATTCATTCGTATGTTTGTTGCAACCTCTTTATATACCTGTTCTTGTTTACCTGTCATTTCTACATATTCATCAATGTATAGTTTTTCAGGCAAATCAAGTACATCTGATTTAAGTCTGCGTAACATTATATGATTTACTTGTTCCTGCAAATCAGATAGATTTTTATAACCGATAATATCGTGACCGCCAAATCCTCCAAAAACACAATAATGTTGTTTAAATGAATAAAGAGCGTGTTTTTCATAGCCAAGCCACTTTAAAATGATAAATAAATCAATAGGATTATTCATCAATGGTGTACCCGTCATAGCTATACGGCACTCAGGTTGTAATTTTAATAATCCTTTACCTTGCTGAGAGGCTGAATTTTTAGCCTTGTGGATTTCATCCACGGCAATCATATTTATTTCCCCTCTGTCGCACAGAGATTTTAGCTCTGCTACGATTTTAGGACTTCTTAATGATTCTATATTAGTGACTAAAAAATACGCTGACAGCTCATTTAAATGCTGTAAATCGTATAGTCTGTCATTAATACTTCCGATTTTAGTTTTGCCGTTTTTAGTACGCTGACCTAAAATCCAACCGCTTTCATTTGAATGAGTTTTAATCTCATTCTGCCAATTCCATTTTAAGCCATTAACACCACAAATAATTAAACAATGCTTATAGCATTTCTGTAATTTTTTTGCAACTGCAATATCAATTACCTGTTTTGTTTTTCCAAGTCCTTGTTCATCGCCGAGTAACCAACGGTCATATTGTAAGCCATAATTAAAACCCTCAATTTGATGTTTAAATGGATTAGTTTTAAATTTAAAATTATCAGGTATTTTTGCCTCAGGTTTCTCTAAAGTTATATATTTACCTGTTATATTAAATTCATATCCGTTTAATTCAGATAATAAATTCTTTAATTTAAATAAAGGTAATTCCCATTCTTTATTATCTGCGTGCCAATATCTATTTGACATTTTCCTGATTGTATTTACAATTGTATTGTCAAATGGAAAAGATACATAGATTGAGTAATCGTCATTTATTTTGTCACTTTCTGCTACTCTTACGGAAATCATACTTTACCTCCTTTCTTGTAAATATTATATAACATATTTATTGAATTGTCAAGTGTTAAATTCAAAAAAAAATAAATGCGAAATGTCGCTTAAACACTTCGCATTTATGGTTAGATGTTATTCAGAAAATCTTTGATTGATTGAACTAATATGTGCCTTTCCTCTGCAATATCTGAATTATTATACAGCGTTTGCAAAAATTCATATATCTCTCTACAGACATCTTTAATACCTGTAGTTACAGCCTCAATAGATATTTGATTTAATTGATACTGTTTTTTGATTTTACAAAACTCTGTATAAGCAGGTAAAATATCTGAATACTCTTGTATAACAGTATCTTCATTTTGCTTTTCTTGTGTGTTGATATGGTTTAATACGATATATAAACTTGCCAATTTTTGGCAATTTGCAAAAGTAGTAGGAGCATTTTCAAGTTCTTCAATAGTGTTTTCAATTTCTGTTAAATCTAACATATCTTTATTCCTATTTTCTTCATTTTATGACGGTATTTTTCGTGTTTTTTGTGCTGTTCCTCAATAATATCTACTAAATCATAGTCTGTAGATTTCTTATTGAGTTGGTATCTTTCAACCTTTTTCAACTCACAATCAACATCACAAATAAGCTCTTTGATTTTCATTGCAGATGCTACTTCCTCAATATCAATCAATTCTTTATACATTTTCTCGTATAACTCTTTAGTTTCTGTTTCCCATTCTCTCCACAGTGTAAGTCCGTTTTTAACTGCATTTTTCTTAGTGCCGTTATCAACATCCTGTCGAGAGTATTTATACCAACTATTGGGGATAATTTCGGGGTCGGAAACCTCTAATTTTGGAATCAATTTATTATGATGATTGATAAAGTATCTATTTATTGTACGCATAGCACAATTTTCTTCAAAATAGTGGTATTCGTGACACCTTTTGTAGCCTTTAAGTCCTAAAAAATCATAATAATTTGCCATTTGTTCGTCTTTTTGAATTTAAGTTAAAATACTGTAATTCTTCAGGAGTAAAATTGCACTCTTGTCTTAAATATCTTAATTCAGGCTCTGTAAAATTATATGATTTATCATATTTATCGGGTTTAATCAGTTGCACCGCCAACAATCACACCGTCCTCCACATCTATATATCCTTTTGAGTAATTTATAACTTGACCATTTGAATCCGTAGTTAAACTGGATATAAAATTTATTCTGCCTGATAGTACACTTTTACCGTTTACAGAATTTAATTTAGATAATTTTACATTCGACAATGTAAACAAGTGCATATCCATATCGCTGTATATATCAGTGGTTACATTATTTTGTATTGTAAATGTACTACCTGATTTACAAGTAAATGTACTTTTGTTACTTAAAACAAAAGAATCTGTTACATTCGCCGTTTTAATAGCTCCACTTAAATTTGTTACTTTAGTAGTGTTTGAAGTACCGTTATAATTCATTACTTGTACAGCATTTGGACTTTTATATTCCCCTTTGAATAAATGAAAGCTACTTGGTACATAAAAATCTAAAGAAGTAGTATCTCCCTCAATAACCGCTATCTCTTTTTTTGAATTATGAAAATAAATATTAGAACCTTGTAATTGTACATATTTAGAAGCTGTTGCTTCTGATTTAACAACTCCTCCTGATTTAATTGTTAAGCCTTCGTTATTTATTTTACCTAATAATTCACCGTTTTTATTATACACCTGTACTAAACCGTTGCCATTATCTTTTCCACCTACTTTTAGTGTACCTGTATTTATCCAATCTGCGTTAATTCCGACTGATTGTAAGATTGATACAATAGCATCTCCGTCAACTGTAATTCCTGTAGGATAAGTGTTGCCTCCATCGGTAGATATGCCTATTGCTTGCGATGTAACTTTAATTACTACTTGTGATTCTTCAAGCGTTTTTTTATCGTGCAGAAAATATATAGTAGAACCGTCAGGCTTTGTTACTGTTGTCTGAAAAAGTCCACTTGCATTTTGTAATTCATTATTCAAGATTTCAGCAGTTTTTTCCCATTCTGTTTTATTTTGTTCAATATCTTCTTGTGCTTTACGGTAAATATCAGATGCGTTACTTTGATATGTAGCATTTTTCTTTTCATTTGACGGTGTATTATTTGATACAGAACTATTTCCTAAATAAGTAAATGTATGTGAAGATACAATTGATTGATAAATATTATCTTTTCTATCAACAATATATACACTATCCATATATTCAATTGTAGGATTAGGTGAAAAATCTCCCGAAAACGGTCTTGTACTTATGCCGATAACAACATTACCGATAACTTTTAATCCAGCTTCTTCTCTGCCTTTAATTAAAGGATTGTTGATATTAAGCATATAACCTTCTGTGCCGTATGTTATAGTCTGTTTTTCAGAAGAACTGCCTTTAACTGCAACTTCTGTAGTTAAGCCTGTAATAATAATATCATCAGTTGCAATTGTAGGCTCATTGATACAGGTGTCTAAGATGTGAAATTGTAGTGATTCGTTTAATTCTTCGCCACTAATGACATCTTCAACAGTTTCTTCAAACTTACCGCCTGAAATATAATCTGCGATATTATCAGCTAAGTTACCGCCTGAAAGAATTGACATTTTAGCAATATCTTCTTTTTTGTAACGCTGAATTTTTAGCTGACCGTTAGGCAAAATTAAAGCGTTTCCGCCCATAATCTGTGCAATATAGCCTAACACTTGTCTTGCAGTAACATTATCAGGGGCGGAATTTATTTGAAAAGAAACATGAGATAAATCTGATGTAGAAGCTAAAGATAATCCACAAACAGTACAAATTTCCTGTAAAAGCAATAATGCACTTGTAGGGTATGAAATTGTAGATTTAAACTTTATATCTGCTTTATACATATTATCCTGAGCTGTGAGTTCGATAATATCTCCAGGGGTAACAGAATCAATTACAGTAAAAATACCCTCCTGTATTCTTTCGATAGTGCCGTCAGCTAAATCCGCTTCTGTGTATAATACAATTTGACAACCGTTAAAATCATAAGAAGAGTAGCGTTCATCAAGGTTATCAATGCCAATATCAATAGTCTTAGATACAGCCTCGCCAAGAGGGAATTGTCCTTGACCCCCTTGTGTATATGAATTACCCGAAATATAAAAATCTTTTCGTGAGGTCATTTCTAATTCTGTGCCGTCAACTAATTTAAACTTAGCATAAGCATAGAATGGACCTCCATTTTTAATAACTTCTTTAAAAGCATTTGATACATTTTTCATACTGGATTCACCCCTGTAACCTGAAAACTTAATTGACTTACTTTTTCAATTCCTTCAATTAAATTTATAATAGGACTGTTTATATTTGCTACATAGAATTTAGTTGTTTCCCATTTATTTTTATAAATATTATAATGGTAAAAATCAAATCCTGCTTTGCCCATAACCTGACCTAAAATTTTAGATACATCAGTAGCTTTAATATTTGTCCATTTAAGGTTATATGCCTCTACTGTAAATAGAGGCACATTAACCATATTTCCTCGCATCGTTCGTCCTGAATTTGATGTTGAAGTCGTTGCAAAAGACAATTGATAGCCGTCAGCATCTACATTTGGTGGAGTGTAATTATTAAACTTTAATCTCTGCTGTGACATAATAACCTCCTTAAATTTATGCCAGTTCAAAAGGATTTTTTCCTGTTTGTGCTAACATTAGTTTAGCTTCATCAATTACAAGTGTTGCAAGAGTTCTTCTACCTACTTGTAAAGGTATTTCGTATTTATTAGGTACGGCATTCTGAGTATTTCCTAATTCTTCTCTTACGATTTGACGGAGTAATTTTTCAGGTGTTTCAATATTTGTACCCTGTTTTTGGTCGCCTAATACAGCCATAAATTCTTTATTTGGAGGTATTACTGCTCCTGTTGCCAAACGGGGTAAAGTCATTGAGCTAAATTTACCGTAAGTTGTATAAGGCTTATTAGTAGATTGTCCTATATTTTTATTAGTTAAATTTAGATTATCAATAAGGTTGTTAATGCCTCGAATTGTGTAATTAAAAAATGTTTCAAAATCACTAATAACTGTGTTTAAAATATTTTTAAACGCAATAGGTATTCTATTAAAAGCTGATATAACTCTATTAACAAAAGTGTCGGCTGGATTAGTCATATCTCTGAATGTGTCTGTAGCGGCTTTTATAATTCTTTTTGCCCACTTAGTAATACTAATTTCGCCTGTTTTATCATTATCAATAGCTTTAGTGTAGCCTTTTACAGAATATTCACCGATTTCTATAAATTCTTTTGACGGGCTATGTTCATTTAGCGCTGTACGAGCACCTTTAATGGATTCCTGACCGATTTTGATACCTGCTTTATTAGCATCCTTAACGCCTTTATTGATACCTAAATTATAGCCTTTAACTGACATATCAGCTACACTATATGTAGCATCAAACAATTCCTTAGCATCTATTCCATACTGTTTTTTAATTTCGTCAACACTAATGAATCCCATATCATAGGCATCTCTGAGGTCTTGTAAGCTGTCTTTATTCTTATCAAATTCACCGCTTACAACTTTCATTGCACCTTCCAAGCCGTTCATTTTGGTATTCAATTGCTCTACTTTACCTGATGCTTTAAGCATACCCTCTTGTGCTGTGCCAAGTTCGTCTGCATATGCGTCAAGTTCTGCAGTAGCATTATTATAAACTTTTTCAGCTTCTTTATATCCGTCATTACCGTAGCCGATTTCTTCCATTTTTTCCCAAGCCGCTATCTGTTTATTGGATGCTTCTGTAGCTTTATCTTGAGCATCTTTTACTTTAGTTACAGCTTGATTGTATTCTGTAGAAGCCTCTACCTGCTCTTTATATAGAGCCGTATATTGTTCTTTTAGTGCTTCTGTACGGTATTGTTCTTTCAACTTGTCAATTGTAGAATCTAACTCTTTTCTAATTTCCTGCTGATTTCCTGTTAATATTGTTTTACCTTGTGAATCTTCGGTTGTATAATTTTCCCAAGTGCTTTTAAATTCAGGAAAACGCTCGGATATTAAATCTGCAATTGTATCAAGCTCTTGCATTTCTTCTGGAGTTAATGTAGATTTATTCAACAGTTCGTCCATTCTATCTTGCAAAGTATCTACATACTGTACGGAATCTTGTGTTTCCTGTAAATTAGTATCTACTGTACTAATTGCATTATCTACATTATCTGATACAGTTTCCATATCACTACTAATAGTAGCCAAATTACTAATCTCTTCTTGCATTTTAGCACTAATGGTAGGTGTGCCATCTCCTACAAGAGTGCTCATTATATCACCTACTATTTCACCTATTGCAGTAATAGGTGCTAAAATGGTACTGATTACTTGACCGATAAATTCTACCGCAGGGGCTAAAAATTGTACAATATTTCCTACCAGTTGAATCAACGGCTCTAATACTGGAACAAGTGTATCAACTATTCCGCTGATTATACCTCCAATAACAGGCATTATAGGAGATAATGAATCTACAATTTGACTAATTACATCAATAACCGTATCCAAAATAGGAGAAGCCGCTTTCACAATAGGCTCTACACCTTTAAGCACCTCTCCGAGTAAATTTACTAATGAAGGCACTAAATCGTTTACAATTTTAGGAAGTAATGTTTTAGCAATATCTCCAAAAGCATCTAATAAATTAGATACAGGGTCAGCTAAATTTTTCAATGCTTTATTTAATTTAGAGGTGTTAATGCCTTTAAGTCCAAATAAATCTGCAATACTTTTAACTAAATCTGTAACTACATTAGTTATACTATTCCACATACTTTTCCAGTTAATAGAATCTATGCCTTTTTTAAATGCGGTGCCGATAGATTTAAAATCAGTAGCTCTAAGTGCTTTTGAAAAAGATTGAATAAGATTAACTACTGCTATACTAAGATTACCCCATTTAATATTACTAATAAATTTAACAATAGACTTTCCAAAAGCATCCCAGTTAATTGTATCAAGTAAAGATGTTAAAGTATTAAATATACCAATAACTAACTTAGACAGACCTTGTGCTAACATTGCAGGATTTATAGCACTTATAGCTCCGTTAATAGCATTTGCAATAGCTTCCCCAAAAGCTACCCAGTCAAAATTAGTAATAAAAGTATATGCAAACTGTATAGCACTCTGAATAAAATTACCAATAGTTTTACCAACTAAAGTCCAGTCAACTTGCGATATAAAACCATTTAACAAAGTAACTAATTTAGTTGCTATAGCTTTTATAGTTTTTTGGATAGTATTCCAGTCTATTTTCTTTAATGCTTTATTTAAAGCATTTCCAAGATATTTACCTAAATCAGTCCAATCGGCTGATTTAAACATTTTCTTTAAATCATTAGCTAATTTCTTAAATTTATCACTTACAGGCTCGGTTGTAAACATTTTTGACGGGTCTGTAGCATTTGTTTTAGATTTTGTAGATGTAGTAGATGTAGTCTTATCATCTTGAAATTTGTTTAAATCATCAAGTGGGGATAAGTATTCATCTAATGATTTTTTAGCTTTATCTGCGGAATCTGCTGTATCATCAAGACTTTCTACAAATTTCTTTTGTGTATCAGCCGCTTTATACACATAATTCTGTCCTGTAAGTGCGGCGAAAAACTCTGCTACTTTAGTTGTAACTGCTGTAAACTGATTTAATAAAGATGTTACAGCAGGCTGTACCGCTCTAATGATAGGCTGTACCAAAGTAGCTAACGCATTTTTAAGTTTTTCAAGAGCTGATAATATTTTGGAGATATCGTTATTTACAGAATCTGAATATCCTGCTAAATTAGTTAAGCCTTCTTGTATATATCCCTTTAATTTCCTTACAAGAATATATAAAGATTTAATAGATAATCCGTATTTTAATAAAGATTTAATTCCTTTTTTAACTCCGCTATCAATGTTAGAAAATGCACCAGAAGCCGTCTTAGACATACTCTTTGTTCTGCTTGCAATAGCGGAGAATACAGACTTTACTTTACTTCCTAATTTGATTAAACTTTTTTCACCTGTTTTAAGTCCCTTAGACAGTGATTTACCTATATTAGAGCCTGTTTTTGCACTTTCGCTTTCAGATTTAGTAAATTCTTCTACTCTTGACTTAGATTTTAGGAGCTGGCCCTGAGCAGTTTTTAGTTGTTTTACCAATTCCGTATATTTAGGTGTTTTACTGCCCTCAGTAAATGCTTTACCCTGCTGTACAAGAACAGACATTTCGCCTTTGGCATCGCCTAAAACTCTTTCAACATTTTGAATTTTTACATTTAATGTTTCCCAAGTAGAACCACTATCTTTACCTAACTGCTTTAATTCTGCCTGTCGATTGTAAAGTTTATCAAGTTCTTTTTCAGCATTAGCAATCTGCTGTGAAATAGTTGTATATTCAGCAGTAGGTACTTTAGCATTTCCTACTTCATTTAGTTTTTGAGATAACTCAAATACAGTATTTTCCGCTTTTTTAACTGCGGTATTTAGTTCCTGTAATTTAGATGTGCCGTCAGGAATTTCGGAATTAAATTTTTCCATTTCCTGTGAAGCATAATCTATATTTGTAGCTACTTCTTTTACTGCTGTTGCAGTTTTTTCAACTTCTTTTGTGTCAGGTGTCGGTACACTTGATTTTTCAGCAGTAATTGCTGGCTGTGTCTTAGATTTAACAGGAAAAGTATAGGGTTTATATGAATGATATTCAGGACGGTCTCCTATATACTCTGTGCCAAACTTAGCACCCTCATTTTTTTGCGATACTGCTTTTTTTGCTAATTCAGCAATACGCTCCATTTCTTTTGCAGTTTCATCATACTCTGCATTTACATCTTTGGCACTATCTGCAATTCCCTCTGTATGTGCTTTAAGTTCTTTAGCTTCATTTGTAGCTTTTTCTACTTGTTTATCTGCTCCGTCAAAAGTTTTATCTAATTTAGTTTTAGATAATTCTTCAACTTCTTTTGTTAATTCGTTAATTTTATCGGTAGCATTAGCAAGTTCTTTTTCCAAATCAGCTACCTGTGGAGTTACTTTTGAACCCACACTATCAAATCCGCCAAGTGTATCTTTTATAGCCTTTTTAAGCTGTACAAGATTTGTCTGTACAGATTTCATATCAAAACTAACGGAAAGTCTTACATCACCGTCAACGGACTGCATAATAGCCACCTCCTGTTTAAATTATTCTGCATTCCACATCGAAAATGCTAATTTATCATCTTCTTGTTTTTGTATATCCTCAGCTCTCCAATTGAAGTATTGAGGATTATTCCTTTTAAATTCTTTTTCGTGCTTTTCTAATTTTTTACCCTTAACAATTTTATCCCTAATATTAACTACTGTAGACAATATGCTTTCACCTATCGAACAATAGTAGCCCATAAAAGTCCACCAATGTAAATAAGGCTCGGAGCGAATTTCTCTCCGAGCCACATTGTTAATAGCGGCACTAATAATTTGAGAATCCTGCTCCCAATCAATTAGTTTATAATTGACCTGCATCCCAACATTTTCTTGACCGCAGTTGAAAAAATCAAACATTTTATTTACAGCTTCTTCAACATTTTCACCTAATTTATTTTCAACATCATCAACAGAGTTAATGCCGTCATAAAAGATAATCAATGCTGAGTATATACGATACTGCTGTGGTAATTCAATGTCCTCTAAAGCACTAAAACAATCTAAAATAGTACGATAATCTCCGTTATTTCGGATTGCGTATTCAGTATCATCTATAATAATACTGTTTGGCAGAGTGTACATTTTATCACCTTATTTTTATTTTGTATATTTAGCTGTATGAGTTTTCATTCTATTCTGAACCTTTTTCATCTCTTTGCCGAGGTTATCAGTATAAAGGTCTGACAATCTATCAATAATAACCTCATATCGCATATAACCGTCCAAAGGGTCATACATAGAGCCGTTGCCTGCACAAATCTCACTAACATTGCTGTCAAAAATAAAGTCCATAAGCTCTTTCATTTTTGTATCAATGCTTTTGAGCTTTTCACTAAACATAGAGATTGAGCCAAGTTCATCAGTATCTTCATTTGCAGATTCCTGCAATTCCGTTACCTGTTTTTCACACTCAATAAGTGCAGGGTATGCTTCTGAAAATCTTGAAGCAATGTTAAGGTCAGATGTGTTAAGTTCGAGGATTTTATTGTCATCACCGTTGATACGGAATCTTTTCTTTTCGATACCTCCGATGTTAATGTCAATAAGATTATCCTTTTTCTTTGTTGTTGCCATTATAATATCCTCCTTAATTTATATTGATTAAACTGTTACATCTTCGGTAAATGTGAAATCATCTGCAAGTTTATCAACCGTACCGAGTGTAATCTTATTACTAAAATATACAGAAATCGGGAAGTTTACATTTGTATCACCGCCGATTGAGTTATAAGTGATTGTACAGCCTGTATGCTTTTCAGCATCATATTTACTACCTGTGCCTGAAAATGCAGTGATTACATAAATTGTAAAATCGCTAAGTTCGCTAAGTGCATTTCTTCTTCTGATATCATTCAAGAATGCTCCGAGTTTAGAGCCACCAAGAATAAGGTACGGGTCAAAATCCTGCTGAGGCTGTGTTTTATTAAGGTCAGTATAGTTGTTACCGAGAATATCAGTTGTTGTCGAGATATCAGCATTATACTCAATTGAGCTGTCCTCTGTTCTTGTGCCAAGAATTTCTCTTACAGGGGATTCACTGCCTGTCTGAGTCCATTCAGCTACGGTAATGAGAAGTTTTCTTTCTGCTCTCTGACCGTTTTTAAGGTTAAACTGTGAAATAGCCATAGTATTATTTTCCTTTCATCTTAATTCCAAATTTTATTTGATTTATCTAAATAGTCAATTCTAATTGACATACTATATCGTGCTAATGAGGGTTTAGTAGAGGTATCAATACCGTCAAGGTTAGGATTATCAGTTAATACTCTCATTTCTTCGATACTACATTTATCTCCAAAATCAGGGTAATTCTGAGCATCATTCTGTTCTGTAATCCAATCAATAATTCCTTGAATATCTAATACTTCTTCTACATTCTCATTTTTGTATTCAGGCAGTTTAACAATTGCCTGATATGCAACAGAACGATAATCAATAAGTGTAAATGTAAATCTGCGTAATACACTACCGTCAATATATTTAACATTTAATGATTTATCATTTCCGAGTGTTAATATCTGTTTATTATTGTCTTTAGCTTCGGTAGCATTAAAGAATAATGGATTATTTTTGATTTGTGGGCAGTTGATAAGAAAATCTATTACTGCTTGATTTTTGTCAACCATATAATTCTTTAGCCCTCCTTGCTAAAATTTCTTTTACGCCAAGTTCAAATTTTTCAAGCTGTGTCTGCATTGCTACTTTATCCCAATAAGCTGTAGCTAAGGGATGATAAGTTGTAGTGTGCTTATAACTTAAATTAGTGTATTGGTCATACGCATATGTAATACCCTCAGGTCTTAATTCGGATATTTGGTCAGCACCGCCATATCTGATATAATCAGCATAAATCTGAGCAGTTACACTCTTTGAAAGAGGACCCTCCAAATATGGAACCCACGGGTCTATAATCTTAGCGAATAAACTATGAATTTCTATCATAACATCATCAGTAATTAAATTTTCAATTTTAGTCTGTATTCCTTTATTATCAAGGTCAACATCAAATTTAAATACTGACATTTTATTCACCTTTTACATAATAGTGTGGATTACATCTTCCAACACCTATATTTAACGCAGTTTGCTGTATTTCCATACAGCCTTGAAGTTCTTTGTACTTAGCGATTAAATCAGTTGAACGCTTGCCTGATTTATATTCATCAATTTCATCTGCAACATTACCTTTAACAATAATATCGCCATTACTCAAAGTGAAATAATTCGTCATTAAATCATTAGGAGTATTAAGCCATTCGTATTTTTCCTTGAATTTATCATTCTGAGGTATTCTACAAATAATATCATTTGTTTCAAGTACCGTATTTCCTACGGATACTTTATCTCCTACATATTTCCAAAAACAATTAGTTAATACAGTACGATACCATTTAATAAGCTGTGTCTGTGGGTCTGTAAACTTATTATATATAGTTAAATCAGTATCCCACCAAATAGGATAACTATTCATTAGGATATACACCTCTATATAAAAGTTTATGACCTAAACTATCTTTAACTCCATTAAGGTATCGCTGAATTGTATTAACTGATTCTGTTTTACAGCGTTCAAATGCTTCTGAGGCATTCAAGACATTGTAAGAAATAGATACACCGTCATTTGACTGTGAAGCAATTGCAGATGTTACAGAGCCGTCAATGTTTTGACCTAATGAAAATGATTGATTTTGAAGTTGAGCAATAGATATCAGTTTATAGATACATTGTTTAACTTTTATAGGAAGAACCGCTTCTTTGTGTAATCTATTGAATGTGTACCAATCAACTAATACCTCTGCCTCAATTTCAAAATCATTAAAGGCGGTTTCACTTAAAGTACCTCCCATATTCATATAGTCATCATAAGTTAAATACAATAAATGCACCGCCTTTCATTTTTATTAGTTTTCTTCCTTTGAAGTCTGTGTTTTTCGTGTTGATTTTGATTTAGTTTTAAGAGTTGCAATCTCCTGTTCAAGTGCTTTAATTGTTTTTGTGTGTTCGATAAAAGCCTTACGCAATGCACCTAAATCAGTAGGTACAGCTTCTCTTATAACTTCGCCGTGTTCATCAACAAGATTGTAACCGAGGTCAATATATCTATCAATTTCAGACTCTTTGATAGTGAGAACTACATTTCCTCTTTCTACAGTTACCATTTTCAAAACCTCATTTCATTAAGCGTGAGCAGTGATATTATACTGAATAGCACCGCTCTTCTTATTAAGAATGAATACATCCTCAAAAGATTCCTCAAAGTAAATGTACTTACCCTCTGAGCCTGCTGACGGTTCATCGAGTTTGCTGAATGTATAAGAAACTGGAGTGATTACAGCAATCGGGTGAACAAGGAACATATTAATCTGGTCTGCATCTGCGGCGGCTTTATAGCCTGTAGTAAAGTTGTACTTAGTTTTCATAAGTGTAGCAGGAACACCGATAACTTCAACTTCATCAAGTCTATTAACTGTTCTGTTAATCATTGAGTTAGCATCCTGTACATTAAGAGTACGCTCAATCTTCTGTGCGTTCTTAAGCATCGACTTTACTTCATTGGTAACATAAAGGATTCTGCCATTAGCAGGAACTCTTTCGTTATCCATTTTGAGCATAAGAGCATCAAACTCAGCAATGGTACCTCAAAGCAAGATAT